AAAGAGAATAGACAAGCTTTTAAAAACGGAGAAAATACAGAAAATGGTAAAAGAAGAGATAAGAGAGATACTAGACGATGAAGGTGTAACTAACAATTGGCTTATTGAACGCTACAAAACAATTGCCGATCTTGCGGAAAGTGATACTGCAAAGCTACGTTCACTTGATAGTCTTGCTAAAATTTCGGGACTTTTTGATACTGAAGAGAAAAAGTCGGAACAAGTAACTGTTTGGGCAGGATTGCAGCCTGAACAATTGGCGGAGGTAGAAAAACATGGCAAACCAGAACTTGTCGCCCATGCAGAACGAGAAGAATAACAACGATGACATTCCTCTCGAAGACCCATGTCCTGTCTGTAAAGAAGAATTATACCTAAATAACGAATATACACAAAGAATTGGGCTTATAGACGATCTTGATAAGGTTATTGGCTGGATATGCCCACATTGTAAGACTGAATACGATAATGACACTAAGATTGTACGATTTCTTGGTGCTGACGACATTGGAGGAGAAGCATAATGCCATATTTTGGTAAAAAATCTAAGGAGAGACTAAATACTTGCGAAAGCAACCTGCAAAAAGTATTTAATGAAGTGATTAAGCACGTTGATTGCTCTGTTTTAGAGGGTCATAGGGAAAAGGATAGACAAAACAAGCTATTTGAAGAGGGGAAGACGAAGGTAAAGTATCCTAATGGGCGACATAATCGTCAGCCTTCTTCAGCTGTTGATGTTACGCCCTATCCTGTTGACTGGAAGGATCGAGAGAGGCAAACACTGTTTGCTGGGTTTGTTATTGGCGTTGCTAGTCAGATGGGTATAAACCTGCGTTGGGGTGGTGACTGGGATCAGGACTTTCAGGTTGTAGATAACCGCTTTGACGACTTTCCACATTTTGAACTGAAGTGACCAAAAGAGACAAGGCTCGTCTATTAAACCTATTTGTAGGGTTCTTAAATCTCTACATGTGGCATATAGGCGGAACTTGGTTCGTATTTATAATTGGATGTTTAAATATTGGAGCATTTGTATTTGGTAAGAAGTAATGTACGAAACTATCTTTATCTGTTTAATGGCTGCTCTTATCTGCTTAGAGGCGGAGAGGTTCGAGCCAAAACCTATCCCACTTGGAGAAGGAGATACATTAATGGTTAGAATAGCAGGATATGGGTTTTGTCCACCTTATTGTGAGATAGATCACAACCATATAGGACATTATAAAAAATATAACTGTGAGGAACTACAATGCGAGCATATAACAATAAGTGAAAAGTGATTTAGGAAAATTAATAATGATTGTCTGGTTATCTGCTATGGCATACTTTGCTTATGAAATATGGGTAGATGTACAATATATAGCTGATTTAATACATGCATATGTTTCTATGGCAGTGGAACACATTAGACACTAAATGGCAAATTTAAACTTACATGGGAACTTATCAGATAATGAAAAGCTCCTTTTAAGAGCCAAAGAAGATTTAATCCTTTTTGGTAAACTTTTCTCTCCTCAGGACTTCCTCGCCTCTGCAACACCTGATTTTCATGTAGAGGTGGGGAAGCTTCTTTTAGACAAGAGTATGCAACAGATAGGACTTGTACTTCCAAGAGATCATGCTAAATCTACATTAGCATCAACAGCAATCTTGCATAGATTTCTATTTGCAACTGAAGATAAGCCTGAATTTATAGCTTGGATAGGCGAAGCACAAGATCAAGCAATTGATAACTTAGCATGGGTAATGAACCATATAGAATTAAACCCTGCTGTACATTACTATTTTGGTGATCTTCAGGGGAACAAATGGACGAAATCCGAGTTTACTTTAACGAATGGTTGCAGAATGATCGCAAAGGGTGCAAATCAGCGACTTCGTGGTAAAAAGCAACTTTCGACTAGATTTACAGGAATGGTGCTTGATGACTTTGAATCAGAGCTAAATACCAAAACTCCTGACTCTAGGCAACAAATCAAGAACTGGGTTACAGCAGCTGTGTTTCCAGCAATTGATTTTGATAAGAATGGGTTCTTATGGTGTAATGGAACTATAGTTCATTGGGATTCATTCTTAAATGGACTTGTTACAGGTGCTAGGGATGCTAAGAAGAGTGGGGAAGATTACTCTTGGACTGTTTATACACAAAAAGCAATTGAAGATGGGAAGCCTATCTGGCCTTCTCGTTGGCCATTATCTAAATTAGAAGATCGTAAACAATTTTACATAGATAGCGGAACTCCTGCAAAGTTCTATCAGGAGTTTATGAATCAAGCAAAATCGCCAGAAGATCAGATTTTTGCGGAAGAGGATATAAATGCAGCAATTTACAGGGGGAACATACGATTTGAAGATGCAGCGGACAGTTGGTACATCAAATTTGATGACGGACACACTGAGTATGTTAACATATATATTGGTGTCGATCCCGCTTCAACTGTTGCTAGTAGGAACGATTTTAGCGTTATCATGGTTTTGGGAGTTACTGCGGAGTATGATTACTATGTTATTGAATATTGGCGTGAGCGAGTCCTCCCGATGGAATGTGCTGACAAGATTTTTGAGATACTTAAAAGGTATCACCCTGTAAGAAGGGTGAATATTGAAACAATCGCCTATCAAGAGATGCTTAGAGACTATGTTCAGAAGCGTAGTAAAAAAGAGGGGCTATTCGTCCCAGGCATTGAACAGGGAATTAAGGGATACACCCAAAAGAAGAAAGACAGATTGTTTGAAGGATTACAGCCAATGTTCAAGGCTGGGGCTGTTCATCTTAAAAAACTACACCATGAGTTTATTGGTGAGTTGTTGGATTTTCCAAAAGGTTCACATGATGACACGATTGATGCTTTTTGGTTAGCAACCCAGTATGCTAAGGGAAATCCAAAGGCAGGTAAGAAGAAAAAGGAAAAACAGGCAGATGGTACATATATGAAAGCACGTAAGGCTTATAATTGGATAACAGGCAAGCGTACTTAATTTGCATTTAATACTAAACTCTCAGTAAATTTACTATATGATAGAACAAGATAAAAGAGCAGAAGGGATACAGGAGCGTTGGAGAAAGTGGTTTGATGCTCGTAAAGATTGGGATGTACAGGCTAGAGAAGACATAGATTTCTATCTCGGCAATCATTTTACAGATGCAGAGGCGAAAGAGCTAGCTGAAAGAAATCAAATGGGTTTGCCCATTGATCGGCTATATGCTGCTATTGAGCAGTTTAAGGCAATTATCACATCTAAGCCACCAAAATTTTCTGCTGTTGGTAGAGAGGATTCAGATACAAAATTAGCTCAAGTTTGGAAAACTATACTAGAATACATATGGGATAACTCTGATGGAGACGAAGTATTCAAGCAAGTAATACATGATTTCTCTGTAGCTGGTCTTGGTTACTTTTATGGGTTTATAGACCCTGAAGATGATTATGGTCGTGGTGAGGTCAAATTTACATATGTTGATCCTTTTAGAGTCGTTGTTGATCCTAACAGTAGAAATAAGTGGTTTGATGATGCATCTGGTATGCAGCTTTCAACTATACTTACAAGAGATCAATTATTAGATGCATATTCTATGCTTGGTGAAGTTGACGAAGAAGGTAGTGCACTTATTGATAATATCGACAATATGGGGTCTGAGGAAGAAACATATCCCTCATCTCAAAATCAGCAGACTGGAGCATCATTTACACCAGATATTGTTAAAGACTATGATTGGGGTGATAAAGCCGAAAAGTATAGATTAATAGAAGATTTTAGAAAAGTTAAAGTTCCATTCTATCGTGTTGCTGATATGCAAAGTGGAACAGAGAAGATTTTAGATAGTAAGGGTTTACAAATGCTTTTAGCTGATGATGGTACGCAGGAAGCATTTGATAAGGGTCAATTTGATATTGTTGAGGTACAGCAAACTAGAATACAAGTTACATGTATTGTAGGTCAAGTTGTCTTATATGAAAAAATACTCGATACAAATATATTCCCATTAGTACCTGTACCCAATATTTGGACTAACACTCCTTATCCAATGAGTGATGTCCGTAAAAATAAGGGATTTCAGAGGTTCTTGAATAAAGTAATGTCTTTAATTACATCGCATGCGCAGGCATCGTCAGGCTTAAAGTTGCTAATACCACAGGGTTCTATACAAGATATAGAAGACCTTGAACGTGATTGGGCGAATCCCAATGCAACTATAGAATATGACGCTTCATTCGGAGAACCTCACTTTCCCTCTCCACAACCACTTGCAGGATCAATTATGCAGTTACCTCAAATGGTAGAACATTACATTGATTTAAATATTGGTATATTTGAGATGCAACAAGGAAATACTGAAGCAGCACCAAAAACATCATCTGGAACAATGATGATGGAAGATTTTGGACAAAGGCGTTCTAAATCTAAATTAAGAGATGTTGAGGCAAGTTTAAAAAGACTCGGTAAACTTATGTATCATTTAGCTAAGTCACATTATGATTTTAAGAAGACATTTAGGATTACACAGCCTAATAATGATATTACTGAGTATACTATAAATAAAAAACTCTACGATGATAAGACAAAAGAACTGCAAACAATAGAAAATAATTTAGCAGTTGGTACGTTTGATATACGTATTATCGGCAATTCTACCATGCCATCTAATAAATGGGGTGAGTGGAATGTGTACATGGAAGCTTTCCAAGCAGGTCTTATTGATAAGGTAGAAGCATTGAAGAAAACAGAAATATTTGATAAAGAAGGTGTGCTTCAAAGGACTGATGAAGTTGCGAAATTACAACAGCAATTACAAGGTGCAGAAGAACAAATTAAAAAACTTAGCGGTGATCTTCAAACAGCAACACGTGAAACAATACAATCACGTAAGCAGGTTGAAGTTGCTAAGTTCCAAGGGAAACTTAAAGAACAAGAGTATGACTCCAAAACTCAAAATAAAGTTTCTATTGATAAATTATCTAATGCGGTCAAACTCGAATCAGAGAAATTACGTTTAGCGACAGAAGCGGAAAAGAAACGTAGTCAAGCTCGTAAATCCGAGAAATCGTAAAACAAAGGAGTTAATATGTCTAATCAAGAACAAGACAACATCGCTTTTGATGCAATGAATCAGGAAACTACTGGTCAACACAATGCGTTAGAAGTAGGGCAAGATGAAGGAACAGAGGCACAAGAGAGTTCTACAACAGATTGGGAGGCTCAAGCTAAGTACCACCAATCAGAGAAGGATAAACTCTTTGCTAGAAATCAAGAACTAGAACAATACGAGAAGATTGGGAAATTTTTGGAATCACGACCTGATGTAGCACA